TGTTAAATTTGTTGTGGTAATATCTACCATTGCTCTTTTAAAAGTATTAGCCAAGGAAAAAAGCCTCCGACTGTGATTCTTCTTTTAAATCTTGTTGATAGTTAGTGTTAAGTAAAAAAATAATCTGATCTAATAAAGAAATCATTTGGTCAAATTGATTGGCGTCATATTCTGGTGTTGCGTTTGGTAATCGTGTAATTGTTATTCTAGCCATACATTCCTCCGTATGGTGGGAAGAAAGAACCTATACCAAAGTTAGAAAAATCACCGTAGTTAGATGATTTGTTTGAATTAAAATCTTGTCCATAATTTCCAACTAAACTCGCTATACCTTGTTCAATATTTTTTAATGTGCCAAGCATCTCATCTTGATTAGGGCCCGTGAGCTGTTGTCCAACTCTGTTAAAAGGATTAGTTGTAGCAAACATAGGAGGTTCATTTGTTTCTGGTAAACCTTTCATAGAGGCGTCATCTATATTTGTGTTTGGAAATAATGGCATACCATTAAAAGTGCCACCAGTAGGAGGTGTAGTACCAGGAAGTAAATTGTTTGGATCTGCTGCTTTAGGAATATCAAACCCAGCAACACCTGTCGTATCAAAGTCTGTGTAAGCAGAGTCGGGTAAGTTTGGATTTCTTTTAAAACCATAAAGATTAGTTGCTTTAAAATCTTCATATTTCATTTCACCCGGCAAAACCACTTGTCCAAGAAACCCTTCTCTTCTTTGTCTAGCTGCTTCTAATTGCGCTTGTTTATATTGCGCTTGAATATCTTCTTCTGATCTTGGATTATCTTTATCAGGTAAAAACAACACACCCTCCTCTAAACTTTTCATACCCGGAAAACCTAAACCCATGCCGGGTCTTGGTTGTTGTAATCCTAGCCCGTAGTTTCCTGGATTTATTTTCGTGTCTTCCATACGTCCTCGTCTTATTAATTCTGGATTTTGACCTTGGTCATCTATTCTCATAGGCTGTAGTATTCCGTCTTTCATAAGGCCACCAGCTAAAGGATTTCCATATAAAGGTTTATCAATCATCGTCTACCATCTGGTCTAAGTTGTAACTTAGTAGATCCAAGTCTCCAAGCTGTGTCATTAACTGTGTTAGTTTCATATTTAATTTTAACCGCTCTACCTCTACCCCTTACATCAATTTTCTCTGTAGTGCTAGTAATAGTGCCTGTCGTACTTACGTTAGATGCGGATTGTGGATACTGTTCCAAGGTCAATGTTGCTGTCATGTTATTAGTAAGATTATCAAAGTCTGGAACTAATCTGCTAACGGACATCAACTCATCACCATCAGCAATTTCAACAGATCCAGTTGTTAAAAAAGCAGAAATAGCTGTGCCATCTGCTTGGTTATTACCTGACTCATGTTCATAAATATAAGAAGCTCCTGCAGTCAAACCTAATATAGTGGATACATTTGCTGTTACACTTGCATCATATTCTGTAGCAATTGGCTGTTCATACACATAAGCTCCAAGCCATGTTGTTCTACCTAAATTTAATGTGTACCAAGTATTTTCTAAATAATTATAAGCAACTGCTCTATCTATTTGTGTAGCATTTGCTGAAGGATAATACCAAATAATTTCATTAAAAGCGGTGTTGATACCACAAGCAATATCAGCTTTGTTCGTATAACTTAAATCATCAAAAACGTAATCCTGTACAGAACATGGCATTTTTTTGACAACACCATCATACATGTAAAAAGAATTATCGGACATCCAATAAGAACGACCATTTATTTCTACCGCTGCATGTTGCGCTATTAGTCCACAGTTAGCACCAAGTTGTCTTAGACCAAAAGTAAAAGGTGTACCAACAAACTGAATACCGTGAAGTGAGGTGTCTGTCCAAACAAGTATTTGACCTGATGATTTAACAGCACCTACTATTCTTGATCCGTCTGATATACGAAGCGAACCAGCTTCGTTTGTTGAAACGGGTGTATAATCTGTAGCGTCTTCTCGATCAGAAAATCTAAATAATAAATCATCTTGTGTGGATGCATCACCTATTGTTGTCTCTGTACCAAAAATCATTAAGTGTCTTGTATCAGTAGATACCAAACTAAAACGTGAAGTAGTAGGAGCATTAGACAAGGCTGTGGCTCTTGCAGTTATTGATCCAGAAATATCTTTTATAAATGTGCCTCCATCTAAAACAGTAGCAATTAAATCTTCACCAAAATTATCTAAAGACCAATTACGTCCTGCAACAACAACGTTTGAAGATGATCTTGGTGTATTCCAAGTACTTAAATTCCATGTTAATGTTCCCCAACCATAACCATAAGTTGAAGCAGTAGGACCTGTATTAATTTGATACACAGCATTACCTGTTCCACCACCACCTGATGTTGATCCAGAGGCCGTGCTCGTATGCGTTACTGTATAAGTGCTTGAAGAAGGCACTGTAATAACTTCAAATTCTTGATTCATATCCAATCCGTCTATTGAACTAAAAGAATTAAAAGTAACAAAATCACCTACTAAAGCGCCATGACTAGCGTCTGTGACTGTGACTGTTGTTGTGCCATTTGTTGTAAAAGGATTTGTCAAAGCTGCTGTTTCTCTAATGGGAGTAATATCGTAAACTTCACCTTCAGAATATAAATATAGTTTTCTATCAGTGCCTAAAGCAAGATATCTGGTTCCGTCCAAACCAATCCAGCTATGCGTATCACGGACCACGCCAACGATAGCTTTATTAGGATTTGGTAAATATGACCAGCCTTTCCATCTTTCAGGCTTTCCGTAGTGAAATCGAACAAAATTAGAGTCAACGTATTTACGTTGATCCCCTGCTGAATAAGCGGTGTCTTGCTTGTCAATGCCTGGTTGGAACTTTAAATCAACTAATTTCATGTTGGAGTATACTAAATTATTTATTGTTTTGTGGCAAGAATTGAGTACCTACATGACCTCTAAATGAGTAATTACCCATGTGTGTCATACCACTAGCAATATCAGCATATATTTTACCACCTATTTTTTGCCATAAACGACAAAAAGCATAGTCTTCAGATAAATATCTTTTAGTATCTGGCTCTATCATTGTATCAAAAAAAGCATAGTTCCAATCAGAATTGTCATGATATCCAAACGTTTTATCATGAGGGTCTCCTAAATGTTGATCAGATTTAAATCTAAGATGAGGATACGCCAACGCCATTTTTTTAAAAACGTTTCTTTTTATTAACATAAAACCTGTTGCACCATCTAATACTTCAATAAAACCTTTATTTACAATTACTTTTTTTGGATTTTTAATATTTAAATTGTATTGCAAGGAAGCTGCGTGTAGCTCGTCCTCTTTAATATTTGGATTGTCTTTTACTTTTTTAATAGCTCTTGTCCAATCAATGACTTTTCGTGGATATACGCCTGTTACCACATCTTCGTCTAAATCTAACATACGAAAAACTGATTGAGGATCAAAAGATAAATCAGCATCTATAAATAAAAGATGAGTATATTTTTCCTCGTCCATAAATAATTGCACCAATGTGTTACGAGCTCTCGTCACTAAAGACTCATTACCAATAGTTCCAAATTGTAATTCTACTTTTTTTTGCGAGGCTAGAGCCGTAAGTTGTAAACAGCTTTTAAAGTAATCGGCTGTAAGCATATTGCCATAGCAAGGCGTGCCAATAAAAACTTTATTCATTTTCTTTATAAAAAATATTTAATGTGTACCTGTTAGAACTGTCACCAAAAGATTGTAAGTCGGAGTGCAGTATTTTTGCACCATTAAAAAACAATGCTCTGTTTTCCACAAAACCAATATGTGAAGATAATTGATTATTGTGCATAAATCCTGTTCCGTTGTTAAAAAGTGGTTCGCCTTTTACAAATAAAAGAAAGTTAGCTACACTCCCTTTATCATCATCTACATGAAACAAAGGTTCTTTGTTATTTTCTCGTAAATGTGCACACACGGCTATTGGTTCAAGATTTCTATGCGGAAAAAAATATTGTTTAATTAATTTAAGTAAGGGATCATCACAAATACTTTTATCAAAACTATGTCGCATGCCGTATAGTTGACCCTCTGGATTTTTTACTTCCTGATATTCTAATTTTGTTACGGTATCTTGAAGAGACTTTAACGTAGCCTCATCTAAAAAATCATCAAGGTACATAACAAATTTTGTTTGTTTATTGTGTTGCATAATTATTTATAATTTTTCTTTTTCCAGATTTTATTTTTGTAAGCTCCAAATGACGATGTTATAGTTTTAAAATTATAAAAATGTACTTTTTCTACTAAACTATTATCTTTAACAATATTCATTTTCCAATTTTCTCTTTTAAAAGGAAACACTAAACAAATAGGATCGCCTTTTTTTAACATTTTTTTTTGACCTTTGCTTGAATCCCAATCCGTTAAAAAGAAAGGAAAGTTTACAAAATTTTCGTATATGTCAGTATCTACAATACCAGTAACCAGCCTAAAATCTCTTTTTTCTGTATTAAAAGGAGAGGTAAATAAACAACTATAACCTGGAGGAGTTTTTATCAACCAAGGATTAGAAAATTTAAGAGCCATAGGTATTTCATTAGGATAAACCATAGACTTACTTATTTGTTCATTTGCATGATCAGTAATACCAACATTCATTTTATTCATCCAATCATCATCGGCTGCAGCTGATTGAATACCTCTTCTTGATGGTACTACATCTAATTGAAAAGTATTTTCTTTTGGATCTGTGGTCTTTATAAACATAAAATCTATAGGAGATAAAATAGCATATCCCATCGTAACACTATCTAAAACAGGCTGACATTGTTTCACTGTCGTATGTAATATTTTTGATGAATAAATATGATTTGTTAGTTCTTTATACCAATTAGGCACAACTTTTTTTATAGGAACAGGATGTTCATCAATTAAATCAGCATATTGACTTATAAATTTTATTTCATTGTTTAGCATAATCCACCTTTAAATATTCTATTTTTTTTAACCAATCTTTTGGTATTGCTATTGCACCACCCCCTGTGATGTCTTCTTTATCTTTACTGTAAGATCTCATAATAATTATTTTTTCTTTTCCGTTATGTATCATCCAACCCACCTCTTGGCAAACGGCCAACGGAGCACTAATGACGTCCTTTATATCTAGCCAACCTGTCTCTGTATCACGGGCATCGAGCCACGTCACACGGACCATTGGTACTTTGTTAATGTCAATCATTAATAGATTCTTTTTTCTT